GCGTCAGGTTCGACGTCTATCACGTTCAATCTAGCGGGCGATCTGGCAGGTGCCCTATCAGCCTCCGGTAGCGCGGCCATCACGTTTACGGTTGACAACGCCACGCTGGGTGCCATCGTTGATGCTATCGGCGCTGCGCTGGTCCAGTTCTCAAACAGCGCCACGATCAGGGCCACGGGCAATCTGTCGGGCGACATCACGCCGTTCACCGAACTCAGCCCGCAAAATTTAGCGGCGGCGGTATGGGAAACGATTGCCGCAGACTTTAACGAGACAGGGACGATGGGCAACAAGTTGAACCTTGCTGCATCAGGCGGGGTTGACTACAATACACTTGCGCAAGCCGTGTGGACCTATGTGAGCCGCACGCTAACCTCGGGCAGCAATGACTGCCTGACCCTCCCCCAGTTCCTGGCTCTGAAGGACTGATGATGGCTAAGTCGCCTGCCTGGACCAGAAAAGAAGGCCAGAACCCCAAAGGTGGGCTATCTGCCAAAGGACGCGCCTCCTACAACCGTGCCAACCCTGGCAAGCCTGGGCTCAAAGCACCCCAACCCGAGGGTGGCCCGCGCCGCGATTCATTCTGTGCCCGCATGAAAGGCATGAAGAATAAACTCACGAGTGAGAAGACGGCTAAAGATCCGAACTCTCGTATCAATAAGTCACTTAGGGCGTGGAACTGTTAACATGAAACACGAAGTTTCTGAGGGCACAAAACATGCTGTTGACGCCCTATCAGTGGTCACAGTGGTTGGCACGCTCATGGAATTTTTACCTGCTGTTGCAGCAATCTTTACGATTGTGTGGACCGGGATTCGCATCTGGGAAACCGACACGATCAAATCGTGGACCGGGAGAAAGTAATGCCGGTTAAGTCCGATGCTCAGCGGCGTTTGATGTACGCGGCACTGAAAGATCCCAAGGGCACAGGCATCCCCCGTAGCGTTGCCGAGAAGTTTGTCGGGCCGAAAGCCCATAAGGAGTCCGAAATGAAGAAACCCCTCCCCGCCTTCATGATGAAGAAGGACGAGAAGAAAGCCCCCGCCAAGAAGATGATGGGCGGTGGTATGGCCTACGCCAAGGGCGGCGGCATCGAGTCCAAGGGCAAGACCAAGGGCAAGATGGTGAAGATGATGGGTGGAGGTAAGTGCTGATGAACGCCGCAGAAGCCAAGCGCGAGACGGATTCTTTGGCTAAGCGTCACCCCAAGAAGGGGATTGACAGCACCATCCCGCCCGAAATCCGTGATCAGTTGATGGAGCGTCGGCGCGAAAAGATGTCTCCCATGGCTCATGGCGGCATGGCAAAGGGCTATGCCAAAGGCGGCTCTGTCAAGGGTAGCGGATGCGAACAGCGCGGCCTTCGCAAGTGCAAGGTGGTGTGAGATGCCATTACCAGCAGTTATTGCAAGAATGGTTGCTCAAGGCGCAGCCAAACAAGCGGCCAAAAAATCTGTCAAGGAAGCAGGACAAGAAGGATTGGAGTCCGGAGCCAAAAAAACATCTAACGATGAAGCATGGCTTGAGGCTCTAGCAGGAAGACCGGCTCCCGCTAGTGCAAACCCTTTAAGCAGCGTAGAAGCCAAAGAAGTTGATTTGCTTCGTCGGGCGATGATGCGGCGGCAAGCGGCTGAAAGAAAGATAGAGCCGCAAAAACCCAATGAAGCCAATTGGATGTCTGAAAGAACTATGCGTAGTGCAAGTCAAGATAAGCCAACTGGTGGGGAATTCCGCAAAGGCGGCAAAGTTAAAAGCTACGCCTCTGGCGGCAAAGTTCGTGGCGGTGGATGTGAGCGGCAGGGCAAGACTAGGGGAAAATTTGTATGAGGGCCAGCAGGGGCATGGGTGCCATCAACCCCTCCAAGATGCCCACAGGCAAGGTGAAGAAGCGCCGTGACAACACCGACTTTACGCAGTACGCCGAAGGTGGTGAGGTCGGCTTGTATGCCAACATCAACGCCAAGCGCAAGCGGATTGCCGCTGGATCGGGTGAAACCATGCGCAAGCCGGGTGCTCCCGGCGCTCCTACTGCCAAAGCCTTCAAGCGTTCTGCGCTGACAGCAAAGTAAGCCATGACCACATCCGGCACCGCTACTGACCAATACCTTGCCGGTCTTTTTGACGGCGAGGGGTGTGTTAGTGTGCACTTAGCAAAAGCTGGTTATATAACGGTGCTTGCAAAAGTTACAATGTGCGACAGAGCGCCTGTAGAGGCGTGCTACCAAAGATTTGGTGGATCGTTTCAAAACGGAATAACAAAAACTTACACAGGGCGTCACATTTATTCATGGACCGTGTTTAATGCTGATGCAGTAGAAGCGTTGGAAGTTTTTTCAAATCTTTGTTTGGTAAAAAACAAAGTAGCAAAAGCAGCGCTGCCAATTGCACAAAGCATGTTAAATAACCCAACCAGGGGCGTTTTAACGCAAGTAGAAAAAGCGGCGCGAATAGAAGCGGCTAAATTTATTGCGTTAATAAACAAACCTGTTGGCGCACAAAGAGCACTAAACCAAAATTCAGTAGATGCTTACATGGCTCCTAAGCGCATGGGAGGCGGTAAGAAAATAAAACTGTCTGATGGTCGTGTTTTTGATACGATTTCTGACGCAGCAAAAGCCATTGGCGTTACTGTATCTGCCGTGTCTTATGCAAAGAAAAAAGGCACAAAAACCGCTGGATTTTTGGTGGAGTTGGTATGACAACATCAGGATCGGCCACGTTTAATTTAGATTTGGCAGAGTACGTCGAGGAAGCCTTTGAGCGCTGTGGTGCTGAGTTGCGCACGGGCTATGACCTGAGGACAGCACGACGGTCGTTAAATTTGTTGTTCGCAGATTGGGCGAACCGTGGCATCAATATGTGGACCATTGAGCAGGGCTCTCAAGTCCTGACCGCTGGCACCAATACCTATACGCTGCCCGCCGATACGGTGGATCTGATTGAGCATGTGATTCGCACGGGCGCGGGTAACGTCTCCACGCAGACGGACCTGACCATCACGCGCATCTCAGTTTCCACCTACTCGTCCATTCCGAACAAACTCCAGTCTGCAAGGCCGATCCAAATTTGGATCAACCGCCAAGCAGCAGCGCCGCAGTTCACGGTGTGGCCCACGCCTGACAATTCTCAGACCTACACGCTGGTGTACTGGCGTCTTCGCAGGATTCAAGACGCTGGTGCGGGCGGGACGTACACACAAGATGTACCGTTCAGGTTCATCCCCGCTTTGGTGTCAGGACTGGCGTACTACCTGTCCATGAAGATTCCCGGTGCGATGGAGCGAATGCAGGTGCTGAAGGCGCAGTACGATCAGGACTGGGATCTTGCTAGTTCCGAGGATCGTGAAAAGGCAGCGGTGCGGTTCGTCCCAAGGCAAATGTTCATATCATGAGCAACCGCTTTGCAAACGGCGCAAAGGCATTCGGCTACTGCGATGTCTGCGGGTTTCGTTTTGACCTCAAAAAGCTCAAGAATCTCGTAGTCAAAACCAAGCAAACACAGATTCGTGCCTGTACGGCTTGCTGGGTGCCCGATCAACCACAGTTGCAACTGGGTATGTACCCAGTCAGCGATCCCCAGGCCATACGCGATCCCCGTCCAGATACGAACACTTGGTACTCGTCTGGTGTGACTGCTACGGGCTCGTTCGGAGGGGGTAGCCGGGTGATTGAGTGGGGTTGGAACCCTGTGGGTGGGTCCAGAAGTTTTGATGCCGCCTTGACGCCGAATGCCTTGGCACCAAGGGGTTTAGTAGGTACAGTCACGGTCAGCACGACCTGAACACAAGGAGCCCGAAATGGCAGAGAAAGACAGCAAGGCAATGGCCGCTCTTCGCGCACATGCGAAGAAGCCTGCGAAGCAGGCGCACGGCTTCAAGAAGGGCGGTCCCACTTCTGAGGACCGTATGCGCCTGGGCAAGAACATGGCCCGCGCCATGAACCAGAAGTCGGGGTGAAACATGGGCAAGATCAAGCAACTTCCTCCTGCCAAGCAGGCATACCCGCAAGAGGCTGAGAACCCTCGGGATCTGTGCGTGGTGCTGGGCAACATCTCCAAGCACCCTGCTCCTGCGGCAAAGACCACTGGGATCAAGCAGCGTGGGTCCGGTGCCGCTACGCGGGGCTTCATGTCTCGTGGGCCGATGGCGTAAAACATGAACTACACCGAGTTAAAGACCGCTGTTGAGGATGCCACTGAGAATACGTTCTCAGCGACAGACTTCGCCACGCTTACGCAGTTGGCAGAGCAGCGCATCTACAACTCTGTGCAGCTTCCTGCGCTTCGTAAGAACGTCACGGGCACGCTGACCAGCGGGAATCAGTACCTCTCGGCACCGACAGATTTCTTGTCTGTCTTCAGCATCGCAGTCATTGATGCTCTGGGGAACTACGAGTATCTGCTTAACAAGGATGTGAACTTCATCCGCTCGGCGTTCCCAAACCCCAGCACGACAGGAACTCCAAAGTATTACGCCCTGTTTGGCCCGGACTCGTCAAATTTAACGGAGTTGACTTTCATCCTTGGTCCTACTCCTTCTGCTGGGCTGACGGCAGAACTGCACTACTTCTACTACCCGGTGAGCATTGTGACTGCGGGTACGTCTTGGCTGGGTGACAATTTTGACTCCGCGCTGTTCAACGCAGTGATGGTCGAAGCCGCCCGGTTTATGAAGCAAGAGCAAGATATTGTCCAGATGATGGACAAGGAATACGCCCAGTCGCTGGTTCTGCTGAAGAACCTTGGTGATGGGAAACAGAGGCAGGACGCTTATCGCAGCGGCCAAGTCAGAACAAAGGTGGTCTAAATGCCGATTACACAAGGAATGTGTTCCTCGTTCAAACAGCAAATTTTGCTGGGCGAACACGACATGGACACCGACACGCTGAAGATTGCGCTGTATACCTCAGCAGCAACTTTGGATGCCTCTACCACGGTGTACACGACCTCTAACGAGGTTACGGGTACTGGCTATACCGCTGGTGGGAACACGCTAACCGGCGCTACGGTGTCTTTGACGGGCACCACGGCGTTTGTGGACTTCTCTGATACATCTTGGTCAACGGCGACCATCACGGCCCGAGGTGCGCTGATCTACAACTCCAGCAAGTCCAACAAGGCGGTGGCCGTTCTGGATTTTGGATCAGACAAGACCTCTACTGGTGGCACGTTTACCATCCAGTTCCCTGTCAACGACGCGACGAACGCCATCATTCGGATTGCGTAAGGAGGGGATATGGCAAGCAGTTTCCCCGGCGCACTTGACAACATTGCAGCAAACAAGACCAACTCAACAGTCAGTCTTGACAACCACGCTCCGCACCACAACGACCTTGCAGATGCGGTAAACGCTGTTGAAACTGCGCTGGGTGTAAACCTTAACAACGTTATCAGCCTGCCCCAGAACTCGCAGAGTGCGGCGTACACGCTTGTTTTGGCTGACTCTGGTAAGAGCATCGTCCACCCGATCTCGGACAACAACGCGAGAACTTTCACGATCCCAGCAAACGGTTCGGTGGCGTACCCTGTGGGCACGGCGGTCACGTTTATCAACATGATCAACACGCTGACGATTGCGATCACCACGGACACGATGTACCTCGCTGGTACAGGTACGACGGGCAGCAGAACGCTGGCGGCTTACGGTGTGGCTACGGCCATCAAGGTTACCAGCACAAGCTGGATCATCTCTGGCAACGGCTTGTCATGAGCGGCGTACTGCACGGCGTTGTTGCTAGTTTGGCGGGGCGCGTAAGGGACGCGTTTTTTCGCTATGTCACTCTGCTGCTGAACACCAGCGCAACGAACGGCGCTCAGAACAACACGTTCCTTGACAGCAGCACCAACAATTTCAGCATCACCCGCAACGGCGATACCACGCAGGGGTCGTTCAACCCGTACATGCCCAGTGGGTACTGGAGTGGGTTTTTTGATGGGACGGGGGACTGGCTATCGGTGCCAGACAACGCTGCTTTTACGCTCGGAAGCGGAGATTTTACGGTCGAAGCGTGGGTATATAACGGAGGCACTGGCGTTAGACAAATTATTTGCGGCCAAATTGATTCGGCTGGCACCATACCAAGTCTTTCTGTTTATTTAGAAAAGACCGCAGCAAATAAATTGCTTGGTGCAGTGGGTTCTGGTTCTACATTATACGCCGCAACATCTACTGCTGATTTGCCGCTGAATCAATGGGTTCATGTGGTTTTTGTCCGTAACGGAAATACGGGCACTTTGTATATCAACGGATCGTCAGACGGAACCGTAAGTTTGACTGGTGTTACTGTTAACGACTCAACAAACACGTTTTCAATTGGTAGATTGGGTGAATTTAACAGTTTGTTTTTCCCCGGCTACATTAGTAACTTCCGTCTCGTCAAAGGCACCGCTGTCTACACCGCGAACTTCACGCCTTCCACCACCCCGCTGACGGCCATCACCAACACCGCACTGCTGTGCTTGCAGGACAACCGGTTCATTGACCGCAGCACCAACGCCTTTGCAATCACGCGCAATGGTGACACGAGCATTAGCAAGTTCGCGCCGTTCAACCCGCCAGCGTCTTACAGCACGGCCTCGTATGGGGGCAGTGGGTATTTTGATGGGACGGGGGATTACCTGAGCATTGCGGACTCGGCCGCCATCCGCTTTGGCACGGGCACTTTTACCATTCAAGGATGGGTCTACCGAGGAGCAGCAGGAGCCACGCACACTATCGCGGCCAAGGGCGGGGCGTCTACCGGTTGGGTGTTGCAAATTACTTCTACGAACGTGCTGCGATTCACAGACACGACAACCAACATCGACACCACTACAACCATCCCGGCGTCAACGTGGGCGCATGTGGCCGTCGTCAGAACCGGCACGGGGGCCAACGGGCTAAAGCTGTATATTAACGCGGTGGAAAGCGCCACAGGCACCAGCAGCACAGATTTTAGCCAAACAGACGCGTTGAACATCGGCGCGGATCGGTCCAACGCAAACGCGTTCAACGGCTACGTCTCCAACCTGAAGTACACAGTAGGCACGGCAGAAAGCATTTCTGTCCCCGCGTCTCCAATTACGGGCGGTACGGTGTTGCTGAACTTCACCAACGCAGGCATCTATGACGCGGCCACGATCAACAATGGGCAGACCGTGGGCAATGCTCAGGTCAGCACCACGCAGGCAAAGTGGTCTCCGACCAGCATGGGATTTGACGGGACGGGCGACTATGTGACCGTCATTGACAAGCCAGAACTGCGCATTGGCACGGGTGATTTCACCATTGAAGGCTGGGTGTACCTCAACGCAACGGGCGTGGCCTACGGGCTGGTGAGCAAGGGCACGGCCACTACGGGCTGGTCGGTCAACGTGACATCGGGCAACAAACTCCAGTTCAGCTACACCGCCACGCAGTTGACAGGCGCTACCTCGCTGGCCTCGGGAACTTGGTACTACTTTGCTGTGGTTCGGTCTGGTACGGCATCTGGGAACCTGCGGGTCATTTTGAACGGATCTACAGACGCCACCAGCGCGGGAGCGGTGAACGACAACTTCAACCAGACGAACGTGCTGTATGTCGGCGCTGACCGCGTGGCCGGTGCGGTGCTCAACGGCTACTTGCAGGATGTCCGCATCACCAACGGATACGCCCGCACGACCTCTACCCCCACCGCAGCCTTCCCGACGCTATGACGCTCTACAGCAAGAACGGCTCTATCCCGAAGCCTGAGACTGACGGCACACCCGGCTGGGTGGAGGTGCCTGAGCCTCCTGTGCCTGGACCCGGCGAGGAAACGGTCTGGTGGAGCCCGCCTGGGTGGGTGGTGCGACCTGTGGAGCCTGCGCCGGTTGAGGGCTATGTGTGGAAGTGGAGCCAGAGCGAGACGGAGTGGGTGAGCTACCCAACAGATCCTGAGCCTGTTCCGCCTCCCCCTCCTAATGGCACCATCACTGTCCCGGCTCCTAGCGGGAACGTAACGCTATGAACGTCAAACTCGCCAAAGGTCCGGTTCGCTGGTGGTTGAAATTTACCGGCTTTGCAGGCATTACACTGCCGCCATTTGGCATCTACATCTTGGCCGAGCGGTTGGCGGATCTTGACTTGATCCGGCATGAGCGGGTGCATTGGACGCAGTACCAGCGCATGGGTGCGATCAAGTTTTACCTGACGTATCTGTGGCAGATGCTGCGCTATGGATACAGGAATTCACCGATGGAGCGCGAGGCGCGAGGTGAATAGTGCCAGCACAACTTTACGGCGACTCAACCTACGGTAACGGCACCTTTGGTGGTGACGCGCCGGATGACGCCTATGGTGCGTTTACCTACGGTAGCGGAACCTACGGGAACCCAGCAGGCGGTTTAGTTGTTGTTACTGGCGTCCAAGCTACTGGGCAAGTCGGTACTGTTGTTGTAAATTTGACGCTGGATGTTCCGGTAACAGGTGTCCAAGCCACAGGGCAAGTCGGCACAGTAGCGGTAAATTTGACGCTTGTAGTCCCAGTCACGGGAGTCCAGGCACAAGGCCAAGTTGGCACCGTCACTGTAAATTTGACGCTGAACGTTCCGGTCACAGGGGTTCAGGCGCAAGGATTTATTGGCACCGTATCAGTCACGGGCGGCGCTATCATACTTCCCACTGGCGTGCAAGCGCTTGGGCTGGTAGGATACGTCAATGTCTGGGGGCTGGTGCCCAACGGTCAAATTCCGAACTGGACAGGAGTTGTAGACGTTCAGGCTCCGGGGTGGACAGCAAACGCAACCACACAAAGCCCGAACTGGACAGGAGTTGTAGACGTTCAGGCTCCGGGGTGGGTTCAAGTCCCAACGGTTCAAAATCCGAACTGGATAGTCAACTGAGGTTCAAATGCCTTCATACACCACAAGCCTTCGACTGGTTCAGCCTTCTGCCGGGGAGTACCCTGGTTCTTGGGGGAATGAGGTCAACAATAGCCTGACCGCTCTGGTTGACAAGGCGGTTGCAGGGTCCACCAGCATCACGATGACGGCAGCGAATTACACGCTGACCAATGCCAACGGAGTTGCTGACGAAGCGAAGTCCATGTTCCTCGTGCTTGGGGGGACTCCGGGGGCTTCGTATCAGGTCATTGTTCCTTCGACCAGCAAGTTGTACTTCGTGACCAACAGCACGGGGTTTGCACAGACGGTCAAGACTTCTGCTGGTTCAGGGGTTTCCGTACCCAATGGTGCTCGGATGGCTCTGCGGTGCGATGGCACTGATGTGCTGGCGGCACAGAACTACTTTGCCTCTATGACGCTGGGAACGGCGTTGCCTGTGGCTTCGGGCGGGACGGGCGCGACTACGAGCACGGGCACGGGGGCTGTGGTGTTGGCTACAAGCCCGACACTGGTCACTCCTGCACTTGGGACACCGGCTTCAGGCAATTTTAGCAGCGGCTCCTTTACTTGGCCGACGTTCAATCAAAACACGACCGGCACAGCAAGCAACGTCACAGGCACCGTTGCGGTAGCTAATGGCGGCACCGGCCTGACCTCGTACACCTCCGGTGGAGTTGTCTACGCCAGCAGCACCTCTGCTTTGGCTACGGGGAGTGCGCTGACGTTTGATGGGAGCTTGTTTACTGTTAAGCCTACAAACACAGAGTTTGTTGTTGGCAGCACCTTTGCGAAAGTGGATAACAAGGCTGGGGCTTCCGCAAACTTGATTCTTGCCGACACAACTGACTCCGCAACGCTACGCAACATCGGTTCATCACTGGCATTTTTGACTAGCGCTTCCGAACAAATGCGCCTCACCAGCACCGGGCTGGGGATTGGGACGATTTCGCCTGCTTATAAGTTGGATGTGCGCGGTTCGTCTGTCGGTGGCAACTTTTCTGCTATCTCGGTAGACAACACGGCTGCTGGCGCTGGAGTAAACACCGTAAGTTTGAACTTTGCCAACGCAGGCGCGGTCAAGAACTCCATCACTGGCGCGGTGTTTGGTGATGGCTATTTGGCGTTTGCCACAAATGACAACACGGAGAAGATGAGGCTTACGGCCTCCGGCAGCCTCGGGATTGGGGCGATTTCGCCTGCAAGAAAACTTGATGTCAACGGTGGAATTCGTGTTGCAAATGGCTCAGTTGTTGAATGGGGCGGAACTAGCGCGTATATAGCTGGCGAAAGTACAACTAACACGTTGTTTTTTGCCACCAATGGCACCGAGCGAATGCGCATCGACGCCTCCGGCAACCTCGGCCTGGGGGTGACGCCGATTGTTGGTTATGGCACAAGCATTCAGATGAAGCCCGCTGGTAGCGGTCTGACCGCGTCCATATTGACGCAGTCGGTTAACACCAACGACCAGCGGTTGTACATCACAAACAATGCGTTGCCGCCAGCAGGCGGGTTTACGGGCGGATTTAACTACACACTGTCCAACGCATCTGCTACCGTTTATCTAAGCACGGCAGGGGAACATCGTTGGTACAACGCCCCCTCCGGCACCGCAGGCAACGCGATCAGTTTCACGCAGGCGATGACCCTCGACGCCTCCGGCAACCTCGGCCTGGGGGTGACGCCGAGTGCTTGGGGTGGCGGCATGAAAGTGTTGGAGATGAGCAATGGCTCTGTTTCCATAAGTTCAAACGGGCCTTACATCAACCAAAACGCCGTCTACGACACGGCTTGGAAATACAAAGAAAACGGGTTGGCGGCACAGTACCAACAGGTCGTCGGCTCCCACCAGTGGTTCACCGCCCCCTCCGGCACCGCAGGCAACGTGATCAGCTTCACGCAGGCGATGACGTTGGATGCGAGTGGCGTTCTATCTGTTGGCACTGCGCTGGCAGAAAACTCAACTGGCGTTTACGCTTTGCCTACCGGTGAGTTGCGGGTCAAAGACGCCACAGAGAATGGAACTTCGCAGATTTCCATCTATAACACCAACACCGCTAGCGATTCAGAGCAGTTTTTTGTTGCGATGAACTTGGACGATGTGGACCTCGGTAATCGCAGAACAGATGGTGGTGACTTAAAGCTGTTCACGCTCAACACCGAACGCGCCCGCATCACCTCCTCCGGCAACTTTGTCGCCGGGGGCTCGGTAGCA